CTTGTACTGATGCTATCGCTGGATTGCGACAGCTACTCCTCGTAGCCAAAAAGCTGCGATTAGAGTGCAGTGAGGAGAGGACGAATGAAACTCTTAAGGAGTTTCTTGAGGTGGACGCAAGTCTACCTCCTAGCTATCCAGGTACTTGGGACTCGGATGTTCCAGAATGGACATCCAGAGTCGGTCATCCTTTGGGTGATCGTTACTCAAGATCTGGAGACCAGACTGAGCTCTTTGCTCAGGATGACTGCAGGATTGCCCCACGCGAGTGGGACATCCTTCGGCTGGTCAGTGGAACCGTGCTCGGGACCTTTGGTCCCGCCATGGATCCATTCAGCTTGCGACCGAAGCATGGTCCTGGTGCGGTTGCTGATGACGTGCCTATTAAGTACGTCTTACCGCACTGGCCTGACAAACTTGCTCAAGTCTTCCCTCCCGACTGGTTCGCTTCCCACGATTTCGTGGACCGGACCAAATCGAAGAGAGAGTTCCCGAGCAAAGTGCTTTGCGTACCTAAGACCCAGAAGGGCCCGCGCGTTATTGCTGCGGAACCTACGAGTCACCAATGGTGCCAGGGAGCCATCCAAAGATGGCTCGTCGACGCCGTTGGTCGGTCCGTAATCAGGCGATCCATCGACTTTAAACGTCAGGATCTCTCGCAACGCATGGCGTTGCAAGCTTCGATACATGGCGAGCTGGCGACGGTCGACTTGTCGTCCGCATCAGATCGCCTATCAACCAGACTGGTTGAGTACGTATTCCAGTCGCGCAGAGACATCTTAGATGCTCTCCACGCGACGAGGACACGTACGTTTCGAATGCCTGATGGCTTCACCCATATTGCTCGCAAATTCGCGTGCATGGGTAGTGCCTGCACCTTCCCAGTCCAGACGATCGTCTTCACGATCTTCTCGATCACTGCCCTCCTTATCGAGGATGGTGGTGAGCCCTCGCTTGCGAGGATCTGGGATGCTAGTCAGACCATACGCGTGTTCGGGGATGATATCATCCTCCCTACTCGCGCGTATTGGAAGTTGGTCGACATCCTAACGGAGGCAGGTCTTCGTGTAAATACCGACAAGTCTCATGGGACTGGAAAGTTCCGGGAGGCTTGCGGTCTTGACGCTTACTCTGGGGTCGACGTGACCCCTGCGTATTTACTCGAGCCATATGACTCTAGAAAACCTGAATCCCTAGTATCCGTAGTGGCCTCCAGCAATAACTTCCATAGGAAGGGACTGTGGAATGCCGCTGCGTTCTTACTGAACACAGTTGATCCGAAGGTGCGTAAGCTCCTTCGGATGGCGACCAGGGATGTCAGCCAACCATGCCTATTCTCCTATGCTCCTTCGGAGCACTACCTGCGCGTTCGGTTTAACCCGGATACGCATGTTATGGAGGTTAG